TCTCAGCGGTTTCTTCGTTTAAATAATACTTCTCGCCGCCTTCCTTTTCTTCTCCAGTAATATCCGCTATTGACACATGGAGAAAATCAGCGATTTTTTGTATTTTTTCCATGCTAGGGATATTCTTATTGTACTTGCTTATCGAGCTTCTGGGAAAACCGAGTTCTTTTTCGAGTCTGTTAATAGAGTACCCTTTTGCAGTAGCCACTTCCTTAATCTGTTCATATAGTCCCATTCTGACACCTCAAAAATTTGCGCAATACAGTATTGACATACGTAAAATTTTGAGTATAATAATAATCAAGAGTTGCGCAAGATTTTACGAATGTTTGTACAGTGCGCGATATTCAATTAATTAGTTGTTGGCACTTCTAATGGTAGAATATCTTACGCATTTTGTCAATAAAAAACCGTAAAATCTTACGCAAACAATGAAATAAAGAAAGGAGAGTGTCAATGTCAATTTATAAAAATGTAAAAAATGCATGTTCTGAAGCCGGAATAACTATTACAGCTCTCGAGGCAAAATTAGGTTTTCCTCGAAGCAGTATATGCAAATGGGATGTTAATACCCCGGGGGTTGATAAAGTTAAGGCTGTTGCTGAAGAACTCAAGAAACCTATTGAGTTCTTCCTAGAGTAGTGTAACAGGAAAGGTGTCCGATAAAAAGGACTTTGAACCAGAAGAGGAGGTGAAGGTAATAATGAGAATAAAAATAATTTTTCACATAACAAGGATGGACGATGTTAGTGATGTTTTGAAGAAAGCAGAAGAATTAAAGAAAGAGAACCCCCATACAGAAATTAGTATAGAGGTTCTAGTATAGAAAGATTATTTCTTTCTGATTTCGATGGCTTTTAACCCAGTTGTAGAAATTGTGTAGCTTGTACTAGAACTATACAGGTAAATCTCTGAATGAATCCTAAAATGCTGAGATGCAATTTCATCGCCCGAATATGTTCTTATTCCGGATGAAGTAGGAATTTCGATTTTATCTACATTCGTGCACAAGTGATCATTTCCATCGAAATATGAAAAATAAACATCATACATATAGTAGCTACTCCCTTCTTAATACTCGGCATGCCGGTGCCTGTATTTAAAGTATAGGAGATTTTTAGGGACAACGCAACAAGTACAAACATTAAAACATAAACATAAACAGGAGGTGAAGAACGTGATTGTTGAAGAAATCCGCATAAGAGGTGCAACAATCCGAGTGCATGACGACAGTTATGTAAACCGTACAAAAGAAGAGATCCAAAGCAGTATAGACGCATGCAGTCGGATTATCAGAGAAGCATTAATACGAAAAGAGAAAACCGCGTAAGCGGTAGAAAGGAAGGACAAGCATGGAAGAGATGAAATTACAGGCAGCGCCGGAGTTGGAGCTGATCCCGATCGAGCGAAGAAATTTTCCGGAAGCGGATCACAAGCGGGAGAAACGAAAGATCCAGCGCAAAAGAAAAGAAAGAGACAATGCTGCAAGAGGACTGGTCACAGTAACGGTTGCCAGCATGATGTTAAATGCGGTGATGGCTGTGATTATTTACATCCTGCAGGCAGGACCGATCTAAGGAGGTGAACAAAGAAATGGACGAAGAAATAAAGAAAGACGCCGAAGAAGAAATGAACTGCATCTTGGATCTGCTCGAAGATTGGTGTCTGAAATACGATCAGGATTATGTAAATACGGTCGTACTTGTAAAAAATGATCAGATCACATCGTGGGGAAGCGTAGGCAACCAAGAAGACTTTGACGTTTACAGAACAAAAAAGCGCCCATAAGAGGCGGCAGCCTCTAGGACGCATAACTAAACAACCAAGATTATTGTAACAGAAAGGATGAGAAAAGTGAAGAAGTTTAAACTAACAAGCGAATTTATTGTAGATATTTCCGGCGTGAAACTGTTTCGCATTAAAGCGTTAATTGAGTTTGGCAATGTAAAAGCCGGGGATTTGGGAGGATACATAGAAAAAGAAGAAAACCTGAGTCATATGGGCGATGCATGGGTTTCCGACGATGCACGGATCTCCGGCAATGCACAGGTTTTCGGCAATGCACAGGTTTTCGGCAATGCACAGGTTTTCGGCGATGCATGGGTTTTCGGCAATGCACGGGTTTTCGGCAATGCACGGGTTTCCGGCGATGCACAGGTTTTCGGCGATGCACAGGTTTTCGGCGATGCACAGGTTTTCGGCGATGCATGGGTTTTCGGCAATGCACGGGTTTTCGGCGATGCATGGGTTTTCGGCAATGCACGGGTTTCCGGCAATGCACAGGTTTTCGGCAATGCACGGGTTTTCGGCAATGCATGGGTTTCCGGCAATGCACGGGTTTCCGGCGATACACAGGTTTTCGGCGATGCACGGGTTTTCGGCAATGCATGGGTTTCCGGCAATGCACGGGTTTTCGGCGATGCACAGGTTTCCGGCAATGCACGGGTTTCCGGCAATGCACGGGTTTCCGGCGATGCACAGGTTTTCGGCGATGCACGGGTTTCCGGCGATAAGGATTATGCATATGCTCACGGTTTCGGATCTTGTAATCGCACAACCACATTCTTCCGGCTTAAAGATGGAGATGTAGGCGTACGCTGTGGATGTTTCTACGGAACGCTTGCGCAGTTCAGAGATAAGGTCTGCGAAACGCATGGAGAGACAAAGAAAGCACAAGAATATTTAATGTTAGCGGACTTGATGGAGATCAGATTCAAAAACTAAAAAACATTTTAACGAAAGGAATTTGTAAAGATGATTAAATGCAGTAAAGGCAATGTGGAAATAAAAGGAAATTTAATATTATTAGAAGCAGAAACAGTCATGATATTAAGAGGAATAAGAAACATCCTCGAAGAAGAGTACGGAAAAAAACACGCAGAAAAGTCAATGCAAAAAATAGTTAAAACATCCACAATGACGCAAGAAGAAATAGAAGAGGAAATAAAAAAATCAGCACAAGAAATAGCGAGAGAAGCAGCGAAACACCTCATGAAATGAAAGAAGAAGTTATTTTGTGGATCATCCGCTGGGGAGATCCGTACGCATTAGAGTGCAAGACAATGACCAGATCGGAAGTCGAAGCGTATGCGCGCGAAAAGCAAAAAAAGCGCGGCGGTACATATGTAATCAATTAAAAAAAGCGCATCACAGCAACTGATGCGCTTAAAAGATGGCGTTCCCGCCTCTTGTTAGGACAAATATATTGTATCAAATAAGAGGCGGGAAGTCAAGCGATACACGCGGGGACTCCCGCTTTTAAACCTCGATAAAGATATTAAAGTTAGGACAGATAAAAGATGGCAACACGGAGAAAAACGTACAAATTACGGGGCGGAGACGTCTACGACGTAGAGGAATATCCAGACGGAAGATATGGAGCAAAAGGAAAGGCACGGCAAAAGAAAAAGAAACCGACGCCGGAACAGATGGCGGCAGTCAACCAAGCCAACCGAGCGAAGATATGCAGACGATTACTGATCGAATATTTTGATGCAGGAGACTACTTTGTAACATACACCTACAAAGTCGAGCAAAGACCGAAAGACATGACAGTGGCACTAAAAGACTTACGAAAAGCACTCCGAAAGCTCCGTCCGAAATATAAAAAGGCAAACACTCCGTTTTACTGGATCAGAAACATAGAGCGGGGCACAAAGGGTGCATGGCACATCCATCTAGTCATTAAAAAAACATCAGGGGCGGCAGAATGGATCGAAGATGCATGGGAACACGGAGCAATCTATATTACGCAGATCAAAAAAAGCCGGTTTTACGATGAGGATTTTACAAAACTGGCAAACTATATGACAAAAAACGAAAAAACAAGAGAAAAACGATCGGACGGAAGCAAAGGAAAACCGCGACTAAAAGAAGCAAGCTACAACCA